AACTTGGTTAATATTTTATCCTCGTTGAATTTATACTTAGTATTTATACTATTGTACTTAGTTTTCTTACTAAATATCCCCATCTTGCCTCACTTCTGAGCGAACAACTTCAAAGCCATTAGGATATCTTTTCTCTAGTTTTTTGATATTTTCTTCCATAACTTCGTGTGGGGTGAATCCTAAAGCTGTGCAGCCTTGTACCCAGTACCAAAGAACATCTCCTAGCTCTCTTTTCATATGGAATATTTCATCTTCTGTAAAATGTGTGTCTGCTTGAAATATTTTTTTCTTGACTACTTCTGCAAACTCTCCACTCTCAGCCATCATACCGATAACTGATGTTAGTAGTCTTGCTACTTGCATTTCTTCTGTTCTGTGCTCGCCCTGCACACTTGTAGTTCCTTGTAGCAACTCCATTCTGGCTGTCATTTTGTCTGTGTTTTTACTTGTCTGTGAGGTTGTTATATCTACGAACCTTGCGTAGTCGTTAAATTTTTGTTGGTCTGTCATGTCTGTCCTTAATGTGTCTGTTTGTTCTGTGTATACCACTTGGATAACCAAGTGTCTATTTGTAATTCTGTCCAGTGCTTTGGGAAATATACTGATATATAAGGTTTATCTTGTAATACGACTCTCATAGTCTGCGTAGTCCTCATTCCACCAATGTGGTTTATCTCTGAATTTCCAGCTGGCAAAGGTAGCTTTATCTAGGTGGTAGTAGTCGCGGTATGATTGAATAGGATTACTATAGTCCTTCAACTCGTCTGGCATAGCTAAACCGAACTCTGTAAAGCCTAACCTTTGCATATTTACTGGGTTGGGTAATTTATTTACTACTTCGTGTATGGACTTATGCTCTTTGCCATATCTGTATCTATACTCATCATTCAAAGCATTGCCATAGCAATGTGTCCACTCGTGATTATCCAATGAAGAACGCGCCCAAATTGTGCATGGGTGGTTGTACATCATAGGAAGGTAGGGGGCTACAGGTCGTTCTGCTGGGGGTAAGTGCTTTATCTTTGCTTTTTCAGCATTGAGCACATCTCTTTCTTCTTTGTTGAGTGCGCGTGGAACGAAGCCTAGAAATTGGTCAATCCATATGCTTGTGCATAGTATTTGAGCAACTTCTAGTGGCATCTTGACAATGTGTTTGTCAACATGAGCTTCTGCGCATTTGTCTAAATCTTCGTCTAAGTAAAATAAATTCATACATCTATTATACAAAATTTTGACAGCTATGTCAAGTATTATTTTGAGTTAATCTTATCTTTTGCTGTTCCAGCATATAGTCCAAACCAGGCTGCTCCTGCTCCTACTACTACTGAAATTAATCCTGACTGTTCAAATGTTGGTGCATCTAATTCCATGAACCAAATTGTACACTTATATAATAATACAATGTATACTGATAAAAACGCTCTAGGGAATATTCTCCACGCGTCAATCATATTTGAAAGCCATATCCATTTTTGCCATGGATTATCTGGCTCCTTTTCATTCTCCATTTCCATAATTTTGGCTTTTAATTCACCAATTTCTGAAACCATTGCCATAAATTTATTAAGGTCTATTTCAACCTCATTTCTACTCATGTCTCCGCTGAATTTTTCTTGATTTGACATTCTATGTCCTTAATTCTTGATTCTAAGTCTAAGACTTCTTCTTCAAGCTGTGCCCAAACACTGGGGCTTTTTGTTGATTTTTGCCTTTCTTTTACAACTTTTAATGCTACTCTAGCATTATTTAGTCTAATCCGTAGCATCTCTCAACCATTTATACTCATCACTTTCCATATCAATAGGAGCAACTGATGTAGTATGAATGTTCTTTGTGTTAGATTTAAACTTTCCTTCACTAACTGCTTTTAAAATCCAGTCAGCTGGGTCAGCTTTTTCTTTATCTTGCGTAAAGATTATCTCTACTTTATATCCTACTAAGTTTGCCATTTCTTTTTTCCTTTGTTTTCTTTCGTTACTGGCGTGCATTTCTTTAACCCAACCATCACTGTTTTCTTGCCACCTTTTACTGTTTATCACAATATTCACAAGTACCTTTTAGACCTAATAATCTTCTTTCTGTATCTTCTTTTTGCTTTTCTGTAATCAATTCATTAATTCTTGTGTAAGCTGCACTTAATTGTTTTTGCATACTTGCAATTTCGTTTTTTAACATATTAATTTCATCTATCATAGCTGCCTTATTCCTTGCACAAAATTCTCTGCAACATCTTCTGCCCATGACTCACTATGTGTTGGATAGTATTCTAATAGGCCAGGCTTATTGTCTTTTGACATATGCACTCCCCAATATCCATGTTCTCGTTGTTTAACTACAACTGCTTTCTTTCCGTTCATTTCATAAGTTGAGTATACTATATACTCATTAGTGTCTTGCATTTTTCTCCTTGTAAAGAGTGAAGGCTTCAGCTATGTACTCATCTATAGTCATACCACGCTCTGTTGCATGTTTATTCATAGCGTCCCACATTTCCTGTGAGATTTGGTACTCTTTGCCTTCGAATTTAATTACCACAGAACAAATCAGCTTCTGCTTGTCTGCGTTTTGTTAATCCTTCTAGTACTTTGCCACCAGCTTTATTCCATCTCATCATTTGAGCTGGTACTCCATCATAATCCCCAGCGTTTAATACTTTCAAAAGCGTACTTGCTTTTAAGTTTCCAACTCCTAAATTATAAACCCATGATACCATAGCATCAAATTGGTCTTGATTAAGTTCAACTGTAACTAAGCCATTTATATAACTTTCGTACTCGTTCAATTCTTCTGCTAACATTTCATTTGCTCTTGCTTCTGAAATCGTCATTCCTTGTTGCACATCTTTAGTATGCCCATAGCCTATTGTCCATACGCCAGCAGCACATTGATATGCGTTTAATTCTAAACCTTCGAAAAATCTAATAAGGTCTAGTCCTTTTGTTCCTATATTCATATTTGTCCTATATGTAGAAGCTTTCGCCACAGCCGCAGCGTCCACTCTCTTGATTATTTGTGATAACAAACTCTTCATTAAGTCCATTAACCACCCAATCCAATTTTGCATCTGTTAGATACTCCTTGCTGTATATATCGATTACTAATATATCTTGATATATCACATCAGTTAAGTCAGGACTTTCGGCATAACTTAACTCATATGTATATCCACCACAGCCACCGCCTGTTACTTTAAGGCGAGCGCCCCAAGCAGAACTTGAGGCGACTCTCTGTTTCAACATTGCTAAGGCTTTGTCGGTTATCTTCATAGTAGTGGTAGCATCGCTAGATACATTGTTCCAAAACATACTGTGAACATAATAACAACCTCGCATAAATCCCCTGAGGGGCAGTATTTTTCTTTAACATCTTTAACCGCTTGCAAAAGTGCATAACGATTAAAGAATCGTTTTGCATATTGCATAGAGTTTCTCCTAGCCTATTGTAATCGTCTTAGGCTTTTCTTCGTCAGGTGTATTGACCTGAAGGTTAATAACTAACATACCATGTATGAATTTAGCGTCGGCTATTTCTACCCAATCGCCAAGAGTAAAGATTCGGCTAAAGGTTTTACCACTAAGTCCTTTATGGACATAGCGCTCCTCGCCAGAGCTTAGCTCTTGCTTTTCTGTTCCTTCTATAGTAAGTTTATTTTTGTGTTGCTTGATGTCGATATCATCTTTTGACCAACCCGGAAGCGCCATTTCAATACGGTAGCCCGTATCTCCAACTGCTACTAAGTTGTATCTTGGATAGTTAGTAAGAGGTGAACTCTCGTTCCTTCTAGTTAATTCCTTATTCAAGCGGTCGAATCCAACAAATAATTTGTCGAAGTCGTTAAAGTTTAATGCTGATAATCCAGTCATTTTCATTCTCCTATTTGCGTCCTTTCGGCACGCGCTGTGAGACCCTTGCGGCGTCTCGGTTATTATAATACTATGTCTAACAAAACCCGTCCGTTGGTGGAAAACGGAGCTCCTACCACAACCCTCAGAAACTTAGGCGTTTCTTACTCGTGCCAGACATATACAAGGTTTTGTTGTGGAAGTCCTTGCAACTCCGCTTAATTTTGCATAAATTATTTAAAATCTATACTCATATTATAACAAAAATTACCACCGATGTCAAGAACTAAATTTCAGTCCTCGTCAAAGTCTATCTGTCCGTCTGCTTTTAGATAATCTAGTGTTTTGCTGATGCCTCGTTTATAGCCTACAGTATACATAAGATGTCCACTACATGCTGCTGCGAATAATACACTTATTACTTGCCAATCCATTCTACATCTCCTCGTGGTATCACTTGATACGCACCTTTGTTGTACGCTGGAGCTACTGTAAACTTCTTACTCTCCTCCACTTTCCAACTATTGTCTGCTACTGTGCAGTTGCCTGTAGATTTCATACTAGGTATTTTATTTAGTTTTTCTACTGGTTTAAATTCTTTCTTTGCCTGAGCTACGAAGTCAGGTCTTTTTGCTTTCTTCCATGCGTTAGTTTTTCTTTTGCGACCACTCGGAGAGTGACGCATGCTACAATTAATTATCATACTTTTCCTTGTTTAGTTGTTCTACTACTTTAGTAATAAGGTCTAGGCGTCCTGCTGGTTTTGAATTGTAATCAATAACATGCCACTCACCACAGGTTGTGTGCACTCGTTCTTTTAGAATACTCATCTGGTCATACTTTGATAGAGCCATTGCATCATTAGGTGAGAACTTCCACTTCGTAAGTGGAGATACTTGCCTGTGATTAATTCTATACTCTTGTTCTTCTTCTGATATACTGAGCCATAGCTTGATGAATGTAATGTCTTGCGTTTTCTCCCAATACATTACTTCATTCATAAAATCTTCGTACTGGTCATCTGTACACCAGCCGTTGAGTTTCTGAACCATAGCTCGTGAATACCAGCTTCGGTCATAAAATACTATTTGATTGTCGCCAGGCATTTTATTCTTCCATGACTCTAGCCAATGTTCCATATCCCAAGCATTAGGTTTGCTACTAAGAGATATAGAATACTTACTAGTGGGAAGATAGTGTGTAAGCTCACGGATAGTTCCTGTCTTACCA